GGGGAAGTCTTAGGTCATAACTGCTTGACTAGTTTATGAACCTCACCACCATCCAAATAATATATGGACATTTACGTAGTAAAAGAAATATAAGCCTAAAGGTATACACATGTCTAAATCTAGTAAGAGTCTTGGAGGTCATCGTACAAAAGGTATCCAAAATAGAGGGACTCAAGTACACACAAGTAAACTTAAGTACAACAGGTTAACTATAGGTAAAACCTTTAACTGTCAAGAGGATAACATGAGTGGAGGATACTTTAAGTATACACAGAACTCAATAAAGGAAGAAGCTTCTAGACTTATGGAGGCCATAAGACTAAATAAACCTGAGTTTCCAGAGGGAGTAATAGAGAGTCTTAAGTACACACACTTTATAATGGAGGCTACAGTAGCACTAATGGATGAAGCAGACTGGCTTTTCTCAGGTAACATTTCTGAGAAGTCTTTTGAAGAAGGTATAAGGAAATACAGGAAGGAAATACTGGTATATCAAGACTAACCTACAAAGGGGAATACATATGAAGGGGATGACGTATAAAGAACTAAAGGAAGAACATGGGTTATCTAACAAGAGAATACAGAAGTTAGACAGGGATGCCCAGAAGGTCTTGGGTAATGCTCTAATGATGATAGATGGTTGTCTCAGGTCAGAGGAAGAATGTAGTACTAAGGTATCCACTTGTCTAGTCTACGTTACTATGGCAATGGAAATGTTAGAAGCTAACTTTCTTGAGGCAATATCCGAGAACCTTAAAATGGAGGAACTAAATTGAGTCTAGCTAATGAGCAAGAGAAGATAGAAAAGGAAATGAACTCTTTAGGTATCGACAGGTACTATAAGAACATACGTAGTGCCAGAAAAGGTGGTGGTGAGTCTACTACCCTTTATGGTATCACACTAATGAAAGAGGCTGTAGACATAGTTACAGAGGGTATACAAGAGTTTCTTAAGGTGGCATTAGCAGGTGGAGTAGGTAAATACCAGAACTCTGCTCTCACACTCGGTTTAATGGATAGTGAGGTGTGTGCATACCTAACTCTAAAGTATGCTATTGATGGAGTGTCAACCAGAAGTCCTTTTACTCGTGTTGCCATGAAGTTAGCTAATGCAGTAGAGGATCAATTCAAGTTTGACATATGGGAGAAGGGGGAAAACTCTAAAAAGGTATTCCGTAGGATCAAGAAAAAGGTTACCTCACGTACCAGTAACAGACTGTACAGGAGGTACAACATTATACGTACCATGTCTAGAATGGAGATGCTTGAGCATACCACTTGGTCTAAACAGGAAAAGCTCCACTTAGGCTCTAAATTGATTGACCTACTCATCCAGACTACCGGACTAATGGAGGTCAAAACAGTACAGTTCGGTAGAAGTAGGAGAGTTATCTACCTTCAGGCTAATAAGGCAACCCTACATTGGATTGAGAATGTCAATAAAGAGGGTGAAGGTCTACATCCATACTTTTATCCATGTGTAATACCACCGAAAGACTGGAGTACACCTTTTAATGGTGGATACCACACACAGAAGATTGACTCACTCTCTCTAATTAAGACTAGAAACAGGAGTTACCTTCAAGAGATGGCACACCACTCAATGCCACTAGAATATGGTGCTATTAATGCACTCCAAAGGACAAAGTGGGCTGTAAATAACAAGATACTAGATATAATACAGCAGTGTTGGGAAACAGGAGAATCGTGGGCTTCACTTCCACCTAGAGAGGACTACAAAGTATTACCTAGTCCTGTCCAAGGTCACAAGAAGGACATGACAGAGGAGCAACTAGAGTTATTCATACGTTGGAAGAAGAAAGCTACACAAGTACACGATATGAATGCAAAGATGACTAGCAAACGTATCCAATTAGTTCGTACACTGGCTATGGCTAGAAAGTTCAGGCAATATAAGGCCATCTACTTTGTGTACCAGTGTGACTTTAGAGGACGGAAGTACACAGTTAATTCCTTTCTTACACCTCAAGGCCCGGATTATGCAAAAGCTTTACTCCAGTTTTCAGATGAATTTCCTATCAGTAATGAGGAACAGAGGGATTACTTTGCTGTACATGGGGCAAACTCATATGGTTACGACAAAGTATCCTTCCATGATAGGGTAGAGTGGGTACTAGAGAATACTGAGAATATCAAAGGGTCTGCAAAAGATCCTTTTAATTTCAGGTGGTGGACTAAAGCTGATGAACCTTGGACTTTCTTGGCTTGGTGTTTTGAGTGGGCTGAGTTTAGTGACAAAGGTTATGGCTATATGTCTAAACTTCCTGTGTGCCTTGATGGGTCAAATAATGGGCTACAACACTTCTCAGCTATGCTTAGAGACACTATAGGTGGGAAAGCCACCAACCTTACACCTGAACCAGTGCCACAAGATATTTACCAGATGGTTGCAGATGTAGTAAAAGAGAAGGTAGAAGACGATGCTAAGTCAGGAGTACCTTACTCAAAAGAGTGGTTAACCTTTGGAATAGATCGTAAGATAACTAAAAGACCTGTTATGGTAGTACCATACGGAGGTACACGATTTAGCTGTAGAGAGTACGTAGAAGACGCTATGAACGAAAGAGTTATGTCAGATAAGGCTAACCCATTTGGTGACCATATCTACGAAGGTTCTCTATACCTCTCAAAACATGTTTGGGACGCTATTAGTGAAGTAGTTATCAAAGCTCGTGAAGCTATGTCATGGTTACAGGAGATAGGTAGAAAAATGGCTAGTAAAAACCTTCCTATAACATGGGAGACACCTTCTAAATTTGTAGTTCAGCAGATATACTCAAGTATGAAGTCTAAGAGGATTACCACACATATAGATAACATACTGATAAAACCTACAATCTTAGAGGAAACTACCAAGATAGACAGGAGGAGAACAATTAATGGTGTGTCTCCAAACTTTGTACATAGTATGGATGCAACTGCATTAACACTAACTATTAACAGATGTATAAAGGAGGGAATACACGATTATTCAGTAGTTCATGACTCATTTGGGGTACACGCACATTTTGTACCACGACTAGCAGACTCTATTAGAGAATCATTTGTGGAAATGTATTCCAAAACAGATGTACTGGATGAGTTCTATGAAAACGTGGTGGATGTTATTCCAGATCTAGAGGAGCCACCATCAAGAGGAGAACTAGATATTACAGGAGTCTTAGACTCTAAATACTTCTTCTCGTAATATGTGGACATTCTTGTAATGACCATAACTTTTAGTAACACACACACATAAAAAGGAGTGATATGGCAGGAAAGTATCAAGTAACACCAGTTGGTGAATTTGAGTACCCTCACATATTAGTTGCAGATACAATGCACAAAGCAGAAGGTCTGTACCATGTAAAACTTATCTTAAAAGATAAGGAAGCAGAGGAGTTTCAGGAGATGGTAGACAATGCTCACAACTCTTGGAAAGAGAGGTGTCTCTCTGAGAATCCTAAAGGAGGATGGAAAGAGTGGCTCCCATACAAAAGTAAGACAGATGAATCCGGTATGGAGATTGGTACTATGTTCCACTTCAAACTTAAAGCATCTGGAGTGAACGGTAAGAGTGGTGAGACATTCACTCAAAAACCAGTAGTAGTAGGGCCGAATAAAGCACCTATTCCTAACAATATAAAAATATCTAACGGATCAACAGGTAAGGTAGCTTATGAAATAGCTCCATACGTTCATGGTCAATCGTTAGGTGTACAATTACGTCTTCGTATGGTACAAGTACTCAACCTTATTGAATACACACCTAATGAGGATGTCTTTGGAGTAGAAGAGGGATACGATGCAATTTCAGAGGTAACTCCTACATTTGTAGATGAAGGGGATGCTTTTGGAAGTACAGAGGAAAAATCTGGTGACTTTTAGATCTGGTCTTGAGCAACGGATAGCGGACAACTTAACAAAACATAAATGTAACTTTGAGTATGAGCCATTATCCGTTACTTACACCATAACTTCTAAATACACTCCAGACTTTGTACTAGATAATGGGATCGTAATAGAAGCAAAAGGATTTTTCAGGTACAAAGACCAGAGAAAACATAGGGCAGTACGTGAAGCACACCCTGAATTAGACTTAAGATTCGTATTTTCAAACATTAATCAGAGAGTTCAAGGTTCAAAACTAACTAACGCTAGATGGTGTGAGAAATATAACTTTAAATATGCCCAAGAGAGTATACCTATAGAATGGATAGAACATGTCAAGAAGAAAAGAAACTAATTACATAATAATTCATTCTACTAATACGAAACCTAACGTAGACTTGAGCGCAAGAGATATAGATGAGAAGCATAGAAAGAAGGGTCTACTTAAGATCGGTTACCATTGTGTAGTAAAAAGAGATGGAACTATCGACTTAGGTAGACCTTTTAGTGAGATTGGAGCACACCTACAGAATTATGATCCAGAATCTATTGGTGTCTGTATTGTAGGTGGTCTTAATACTAGAGGTGTAGTTGCTCCAGACTATACAAAAGAACAGTTTAAGTCTCTGTTTTTCTTACTTAATACACTTAAGTATGTATATACTAAGGCTAAAATAGTAGGACATAGAGATGTTGACAGTGGTGAGTGTCCTTCATTCAATGTAAGTGAATGGTTTATAGGACAAGTATTTGAATTAAAACTTAATAGGGGAAGCAATGGTAACTAAAGAAGATATGAAAGAAGTTTTAGATATTCCAGATAGAGATGAAATAAAAGAGTATTATGGATTCACTTATAAAGCTTGTGATGAGTGGAGAAAGGTCACCACTAAAGAGACTCAGATGTCTTTTGAAGGTTACTCAGTACAAGATGCTCTAGATAATTTTCATACATTTTTAAATACTATCGGATTTACTTATGTAGGTTCTATTACTATAGATAGTAAAGATGGTAAGAAAAGCTGGAGCACTGATGGATCACACACATGAGGATAGCGAGTTTATACAGCATGAACCGTGTCCTGACTGTGGTTCACGAGATAACTTAGCACGTTATGATGATGGACACGCCTTCTGTTTTGGGTGTAACTACAGAGAAAAAGCTGAAGGTGGTGAACAGAAAGTATTATTGCAAAGGGGAGATAAAAATATGGATTTTGTTGAAGGTGAGATAGCAAATCTTAGTACTAGAGGGATCACAGAAGAAACTTGTAGGAAGTGGGACTATAGAATAGGTTCTGTAGCAGGACAACCTGTTCAAGTTGCTAACTACAAAGATTCAAGTGGTACTCGTATAGCACAGAAGATTCGTTTTAAGAATAAAGACTTCCACGTTAGAGGGAACATAAAGGAAGCTGGACTATACGGACAACATCTTTGGTCTGGAACAGGTAAGAAAGCTATAATATGCGAAGGTGAAATTGATGCTTTATCAGTTTCTCAGTCTCAAGGTAACAGATGGCCTGTTTACTCTATCCCAAATGGGTCAGCAGGAGCCTCAAAAGCTATCCGTAACAGCATAGAACTTCTTAATGGGTATGATGAGGTCATATTCTGTTTTGATAGCGATGAGCCGGGTATTAAAGCATCAAGAGAGTGTGCCCAAGTTTTACCTCCGGGTAAAGCTAAGATAGCTAAGTTACCATTAAAGGATGCAAATGAGATGCTTAAGAGTGGTAGACTCAAAGAACTAGTGGATTGCATTTGGCAAGCACAAGTTTACCGTCCCGATGGTATTATAAATGGTAAAGACTTATGGGACATCGTTAGTGCAGAAGATTCGATGGCATCCTGTTCTTATCCTTACGAAGGAGTTAACAAAAAGACTCTAGGTATGCGAAAAGGTGAGATAGTTACAATCACAGCAGGAGCAGGTATAGGTAAGTCACAAGTATGTCGTGAGATTGCTAACCACATCCTAAATCAAGAGGAAACAATAGGTTACATAGCACTAGAAGAGTCGAACAAACGTACTGGACTTGGGTTTATGGGACTCCACTTAAATAAACCTTTACATCTAGGTACGATTGAAGTTACAGATGAGGAATTTAAGGAAGCATTCGACAATACTTTGAATACTGGAAACATATTCATGTATGACCATTGGGGTTCACTTGAGAGTGACAACCTTCTATCCAAGATTAGGTACATGGTTACTGCATGTGGGTGTAGCTTCATAGTACTAGATCACCTGTCTATTGTTGTCTCAGGTATTGAAGAAGGTGACGAGAGAAGAACCATTGATAACTTAATGACTAAACTCAGAGGTTTAGTAGAAGAGGTGAACTGTGGACTTATACTTGTATCTCATCTTAAGAGACCACAAGGTAATAAAGGACATGAAGATGGTGCTCAAACTAGTATGGCACAGTTGAGAGGATCTGCCGCTATAGGACAACTATCTGATATTGTTATTGGTTGTGAGAGGGATCAACAAGGTGAGAATCCTGACCGCACTACAGTTAGAGTACTAAAAAACAGATGGACAGGAGAAACAGGTATAGCATGTGAGTTAGACTATAACCACGAAACAGGAAGACTGACTGAGACTCCATATGAAGAAGACGAGTTACCATTTGAGGACGAGAGTGGTCAAGAGTGGTCAGGAGACAGTACGACATTTTAATTAAAGAGGGGAAGTATGACAAGCTGTGTATTTGATATAGAAACAGACGGACTAATAGAAGACTTTACTAAAGTACACTGCATAGTCGTGTACGATGTAGAAAAGAATGTTATGAACTCCTTCGCAGGAGAGGAAACAATAGACGGACTATTTTGCCTAAAAAATTATGACCGGATTATAGGACATAACATTATATCTTTTGACTTACCAATCCTAAAGAAGTTTTACAAATGGGAACCTAATCCTAGTCAAGAAATTGTCGATACTCTTGTCATGTCTAAACTTATATATCCTGATAGAGCAGTAAGAGACTCAAAGAAGAACTCAATCGACAAGGACATGTATGGTAGACACTCACTCAAGTCGTGGGGGCAGAGGTTAGGACTACAAAAGGGAGACTTTACAGACTTCAAAGAGTTTAGTCCTGAGATGGTGGTCTACTGTGAGAATGATGTTGAACTTAACTATCTACTCTACCGTAAACTAATGGAAGCTGACTTCTCAGACGAATCTATTAAACTTGAACACGATATACACAAGATTTGTTTGAAGCAGACAGAAAACGGTTTCCCATTTGACATTAGGAAAGCTTCTAGACTGTACGCTATCTTAGCTGAGAAGAGAAGTGTACTCCAGAAAGAACTTAAAGAAGCGTTTGGTAACTGGACAGAATCGGAGACATTTATTCCAAAGGTAAACAATAAGTCTAGAGGGTACGTAAAAGGAGTACCTTTTATAAAAGAGAAAGTTATTACTTTTAACCCTAACTCTCGTAAGCACATAGCAAAGAGACTACACGATATTCATGGGTGGGAACCTACAGAGTTCACTCCTACAGAGGAACCTAAGATTGACGAGAATGTACTAGCTAAGTTACCGTATCCAGAAGCTCAACTAATGGCAGAAGCCTTTAGGGTTAACAAACTAATAGCACAACTATCAGAGGGGAAACATGCTTGGTTATATCACGAGAAAGACGGAAAGATACACGGATCAGTCAATACAATGGGTTCAGTCTCAAGTAGATGTTCTCACTCACACCCTAACATCGGTCAAGTTCCTAGTGTCAAAGGATTCTATGGAAAAGAATGTAGAGAGTTATTCTATGCACCAAAAGGTTTTAGCTTACTCGGATGTGATGTTTCAGGTCTTGAGATTAGGGTTGTGTCTCACTATCTTGCAAGTTTTGATAGCGGCAATTACGCTAAAACTGTTGTTGAAGGAGACATACACGAGGCTAACAGAGTTGCTACTAACCTTCCTACTAGAGATCAAGCTAAGACTTTTATTTACGGACTACTTTATGGTGCGGGGGACGCTAAACTGGGACAGATTGTTGGCAAGGATGCAAGAGAAGGTAAGAAACTTAAGGATTTATTTTTTAAGAAAGTTCCAGCGTTCAAGAAGTTAAGGCAGAAAGTATTTACTAAAGCAGAGAATGGTTTTCTGTTTGGTCTAGATGGGAGGAAAGTACCAGTTAGGTCAGTACACTCATCACTTAATACGCTGTGTCAATCTGCTGGTGCTATCATATGTAAGAAGTGGGTAGTAGAGTTTCACAAGTGTATGGAGAAAGCTGGTTTTATAGAAGGAACAGATTATAAACAGGTAGCGTTTGTACATGATGAGATTCAAGTACTTGTAAAGAAAGGTATTGAGGATGAAGTAGGTAGAATAGCTGTTGAAGCAATAACTATAGCAGGAAACCTTCTGAATCTAAACGTACCACTAACAGGTGAGTATAACTTTGGTTCTAATTGGGCTGAAACACACTAGAATAAAGGGGATTATGAAGTTACTTATAGACGGAGACATTTTAGTTTATAAAAGTTGTCTCGTTGTTGAGAAAGAAGTAGACTGGGGAGATGATATTTGGACTTTACACTGTGATTTCAAAGATGTAAAGAAACTTATGGATAGAGACATATCAGAACTACAAAAGAAGTCATGTGCAGACTCCGTTATGATCTGTCTGAGTTCACATTTAAACTTTAGGAAGGACATCAATCCTGAGTATAAATCTAAAAGAGTAGGTACAAGAAAACCTGTGTGCTACACACCTTCAAGAGCATACCTGACAGAACACTACGATTCTACTATGTCTAAGTGGTTAGAGGCAGACGATCTTCTTGGTATCTTATGCACACAGAGTCCTGAAGAAACTTGTATAGTATCTGCCGATAAAGATTTACTCACTATTCCGGGTAAGCATTGGGACTTCCAAACTGAGCAGGTGTTCGACTTAAGTGAGAGTACAGCAGAAAGAAACTTCCTAATGCAAACACTAACAGGTGACGCTGTAGACGGTTACTCTGGATGTACTGGAATTGGTAAAGTCTCTGCAACTAGAATCCTAGACGATGTAGATAAGAAGAAAAAGAACAGGTGGGAAACAGTATTAAAGACCTACAATGAAAAGGGATACTCT